AGGAGATGCTGATGACAAAGAGTTCCAGAAGCGTCTTAAAATATCAGAGCAGTTACTAAAAGAACGTGAAGTAGCTGTCAAAGAACAAGGAAAACCTAATGATAACACAGTACCAGTTCAACAAAGCACTGGAGGAAGTCAATCAAGCCTTCTCGAAAACTCTGAAGAGGTTGGAGGAATTGGAAGTCGCGGTCCAAGACCTTAAGAAAACTAAAGAGGTAAAGCCGAATGCCAGTAAAAAAACGAGACCCAAGACTAGCTAGAGCAGGAGTCTCTGGCTTTAACAAACCTAAGCGTACACCTAGCCACCCTAAGAAGTCTCATGTAGTGGTGGCTAAGGAAGGTGACAAGGTTAAGACTATACGTTTTGGTGAGCAAGGAGCAAGCACAGCGGGTAAGCCTAAGTCAGGTGAATCCGCTAAGATGAAAGCTAAACGAAAGTCCTTTAAAGCTAGACACGGTAAGAACATAGCTAAAGGTAAGATGTCAGCCGCATACTGGGCTGATAAAGTTAAATGGTAGAGAGGAAGTAAACATGAGTGCTAAAAAAACATATGAACGACTTAAAGGTAGAGACGATTTTGAGTTTTATCTTTTTACAGGCAGAAGTATAACTAAAGAAGAAGCTGAAGAGGCAGGATATACAGAAGCACAGCGACAGGGTTTCAATGCCGCTTTAGAATATGGACGCAAGCAAGGCGGTGATATTTCTTTTTCAGAAGATTTACAAGGTGCGCTCAATAGACGAGGCTTGGGAACTAAAAAAACTAATGAAGACGGTAATAAAGTAATTACTGTTACAGGTAAAAAATAGGAGATAACTATGCCATACGGTAAAGGTACATACGGTAGTAAAGTAGGAAGACCACCTAAAAAGAAAACTACAGCTAAACCTAAAAAGAAGCCAATGAAAAAAGGCAAGTAATTATGCCAGTTAAGAAGAAATCCACAGTAAACAAGGCGGGTAACTACACCAAGCCTACTATGCGTAAGAACTTGTTTAATAAGATTAAGGCAGGTTCTAAGGGTGGTAAGGCAGGACAGTGGTCTGCTAGGAAGGCACAGATGCTCGCTAAGGAGTACAAAGCTAAAGGTGGAGGGTACAGGTAATGCCACTAAAGAAGTCACAGAAAAGCCTGAAGAAGTGGACTAAGGAAGAGTGGGGTACTAAGTCTGGTAAACCAAGCACACAGGGTAAGAAAGCTACAGGTGAACGCTATCTGCCCAAGAAGGCGCGTCAGGCTTTGACCAAGAAGGAATATGCCGCTACGACACGTAAGAAACGTGCTGACACCAAAGCAGGTAAACAAGTTAGTAAACAACCTAAGAAGATTGCTAAGAAAACAGCAAGACATAGAAAATAGTTCTTGACATTCTTAGTAAAATATGTTATAATATTCCTATAGTATACTTAAGTATATTATATAAATTAACAATTAAAGCTGTCCTTAAAGGAGAAACAGTAAATGAGTGATAGAGAACTAGAAAAGTATTATCGTTCCTTTGAAGAGATGTTCCGTTCAGATGGTTGGAAGAACTTAATGGAAGACATCAAAGGAAGTGCTGATAATGTCAATTCAGTCGAAGCCTGTAAAGATGACAAAGACCTTTACTTTCGTAAGGGACAACTTGTAGTCATGGCTAATATGCTGAACCTAGAAGCACAGATAGAAACAGCTAAAGAACAGCAACAAGACGAAGTAGACGTAGACTAATGAGGTTTATGTTTGACTTCAAATGTGACAACGGACATGTCAATGAGAAGTTTGTAGACTCAGAGACAACTGAAGTACAGTGTCCAGATTGCGACTTAATAGCTAGAAAAATCGTTACACCTGTTACAATCAGTGGCGGAGACTCTTGGAAGGAAACACGGAAGTGGGCTAAGAATAGAGAGAAGCAGATTAAGTATGAACGTAAACATGGCGTAACTTTGTAACCGTAAGGACAACTCCTGACCATAGAACCCTTACATTTAATACACCTCCATAATGATATTAATCACGGAGTTTAATGATGGCAACACTAATAGATGAGCGTCCAGAGGACGTAGAAGAGAAAGACATTAACACCCTAGAAGAGACTGAACAAGACCCTCAAGTAGAGGAAACTCCTGAACAGACCGAACCAGAAGTACCTGAGAAGTATCAAGGAAAGACTACAGCCGAAATAGTAAGGATGCACCAAGAGGCTGAAAAACTCTTAGGTAAGCAAAGTTCTGAAGTAGGTGAACTTAGAAAGGTTGTCGATGACTACATCCAGACACAACTCACCGACCAAGAAACACAAGCAACAACCTCTGACGAAGAAATAGACTTTTTCTCAGACCCCGACAAGGCAGTCGAAAGAGCGATTAATAATCACCCTAAGATTAAAGAAGCTGAAGCAGTAACTAATCAGTATCGACAAACAACAGCAATGACTCAGTTGCAAAGCAAACACCCTGATATGCAGGGAATTTTGCAGGATGAGAAGTTTGCTGATTGGATTAAGGGTTCTAAGATTAGGACAAAACTCTTTGCACAGGCAGACCAACAGTATGATTATGATGCCGCTGACGAACTCTTTTCCTTATGGAAGGAACGTCAACAGGTAGTCGGTCAAACTGCCGCCTCTGAGAAGCAAGAGCGTAAGAAGACTGTTAAAGCCGCATCTACAGGTAATGCCCGTGGTAGTGGTGAACAGTCAGCTAAGAAGGTTTATAGACGCGCAGACATTATTAAACTTATGAGAACCGACCCAGAAAGATATATGGCATTGTCAGATGAGATTATGCAAGCATATCAAGAAGGGAGGGTTAAACACTAATATTATTATTTAAGGAAGTATTATCATGGCTACATCAACATATCCCGCACAAGGCGGCACAGTAGACAACACTAGCGCGGCTACTTTTATCCCAGAAATCTGGAGTGACGAGGTTATTGCCGCTTATCAGTCTAACCTTGTACTAGCACCACTAGTTAAGAAAATGGCAATGACTGGTAAGAAAGGTGACACTCTTCACATTCCTAAGCCTGTTCGTGGCACAGCTAACGCTAAAGCCGAAAACACTGCTGTAACTATTCAGAACGCTACTGAGTCTGAAGTACAAGTAACAATCGACAAGCACTTCGAGTACTCACGTTTAATCGAAGACATTACTGAAGCACAAGCACTTGCATCTCTTCGTCAGTTCTACACTGGTGACGCAGGTTACGCCCTAGCTAAACAAGTGGACACTGACTTGTTTGCTCTAGGTAAGTCTTTCGGTACTAACAATGCCGCTTATGAAGGTACAGGTTCTTACTTCATTGACGGAACTAACGGTTTGACTCAGTATGCTGATGACACTGCTAACGGTGCTGTTGACGTATTTACTGATGAAGGTTTCCGTGACTTGATTCAAAAAATGGATGATGCTGACGTACCTATGGACAATCGTTGTCTTGTAGTACCACCATCAGTTCGTAATGCAATCATGGGAATCACTCGTTATTCTTCAAGTGACTTCGTAGACGGTCGTGTTGTAAACAATGGTCAAATCGGTAACTTGTATGGTATTGACGTTTTTGTTTCTTCTAACTGTCCTGTTATTGAAGCCGCGGGCGACAACACTGCAAGTGCTGTAGACCTTAAGCAAGCTATGTTGTTCCACAAAGATGCTATGGTTCTTGCCGAGCAACAAGGTGTTCGTTCACAGACTCAGTACAAGCAAGAGTTCTTAGGTTCTCTTTACACTGCTGATACTCTATACGGCACTGCGGTTCTTCGTCCAGATGCCGCTTTCAACCTAATGGTTGGCGCATAATAGTAGTACATAAGGGGCTTCCATTCGGGAGTCCCTTTCCCTTTTTTCTTTTTTAAACAACAATAGGAAACATCATGGCTATATTCAGAGGAACAGGTGGCTCAGGAAGTTCATCGGACAGCACTATTGTTGATGCCGTAACCGCTCAAGCAACTATTGCTACTACTAAAGCGGGAGAAGCAAGCACATCAGCTACCACAGCAACTACTAAAGCATCAGAAGCAAGTACATCAGCTACTACTGCGTCTACTAAAGCTACTGAAGCAAATGCGTCAGCAACCACAGCCAGTACAAAAGCTACAGAGGCTACCACAGCAAAGACTGGAGCAGAAACAGCACAGACTGCCGCAGAAGCCGCAAGAGATGCCGCTTTAGGTCATTCTAACACAGCGAACAGTTCAGCGGTACAAACCGTTGCAGGTTCAAATACACAAGTTGTCGGTGTTTATAATAACATCGCTAACGTAAATACAGTTGCAGGAGTTAACACAGACGTTACAACTGTAGCGGGTATATCTTCAGACGTAACTACCGTAGCCGCAGATGCTTCGGACATTGGTACAGTCTCTACAAACATTGCTAACGTAAACAACGTAGGCAACAACATTGCAAACGTCAACGCAGTCCACGGTAACGCATCTAACATCAACACAGTTGCGGCAGATGGTACTGACATTGGTACAGTATCCTCAAACATAGCTAATGTAAACACAGTAGCAGGTATCTCTAGCAACGTAACTACAGTAGCAGGTCTTGAGTCTAAGATGGACACTGTTATTGCAGACGCTAGTGACATTGGTGCTGTAGCAGGAAACATCGGTGACGTTACAACTGTAGCAGGTATTAACTCAGACGTTGATACTGTTGCAGGTATTGCGGCTAAAGTAACTACCGTTGCGGACAATATTTCAGACGTACAGAATGCTGACACTAACGCCACTAACGCGGCTAGTAGTGCATCTAACGCATCCGCTAGTGCTACTTCAGCTAGTAACTCAGCTACCACAGCAACTACTAAAGCTACTGAAGCATCTAATAGTGCTACAGCGGCAAGCAATAGTGCAACCACGGCTACAGCTAAAGCTAGTCAAGCCGTAGGTTCAGCTACAACCGCAGGTACATCCGCAAGCACAGCCACTACAAAAGCTAGTGAAGCTAGTGCATCAGCTACAACAGCCACTACAAAGGCAGGAGAAGCCGCCTCTAGTGCTTCAGCCGCTAGTGGTTCTGCTACTACAGCAGTAACTAAAGCATCTGAGGCATCAGTTAGTGCCGCCTCAGCCGCTACATCAGCTACTAATTCTTCTAATGCCGCAAGCACTTGGAATAACTTTTATAATTCATACTTAGGTACATCAGATGCTCAACCTAGTGTAGATGTACTAGGCAATGCTATTGTTGCGGGTGCATTATATTATGACACAGGTGCAGGTAGTAACGCTGTAGGTCTGTATGTATACAACGGTTCTTCGTGGGTATACTCTACTAACTACAACAACGTAACTGCTCCTTATATCC